AACATATAAATACTTATACTACCTATGTAGATTATAGATGTGTAAATACAATTAAAGCCTTATCGTGTACGGTCTGGAAGAAAGATAGTAATGGTAAGAAATTATGGGAACCAGCAGATAATGAGTTTGATCACTGGGGTGATAGTTATATCTATTCACAAACTCATAGAGCAATAACACGTGGAGGAGTAATTAGTCATGGGTGATAATGAATTAGTAGAAGTCGATCCAAACGAGATCAACAGAGAAAAAGATTCTGGAGCGGTGGGAACTTCGGCCCCTACTGGGATAAATAAACAAGGCTGGAGCGGGAAATATGTTAACTATAAATTCCAAGACATTCATAGAGTAATAGAAGACGCTCTTACATCTTCGGGTGGTTTTCTTGGAGTTAAAGACAATTCTGATACAGTAAATACTAGCAATAATATTAGAGCAATTGATGGATATACCTACAATAGAGCTCTTACAACAGAACTGCAATTTGTAGATAGAGACAACAACACAGGTGCACCTCATAACTTTGGCCGCTTTATTCGGTCAATGGTTAACCCGATCTATACAGAGCGTATTATGTGGACTGCAATAAGCGGAAAAGAGAAAGTTGTTGATCCTGAATTTGATGAGTTTATGGTAAATTCGGACGGAAGGAATAACTCTTATTCTTCTCAACAAAGATACGGAGCAAAGCAGGCTGTATCTCATGATGTCGTTTACAGAGTGTGTGATAAAGTCAATGGTAAATTCAGAGTAAATACAAGAGGCATAACTCTTACTAATGAGAACTACATAGAAGAAGATGAAAGCGGTGAGTTAAACTCTATTGCCTTTCTTGATCATTACGACTATAAAGATGATGGGTCTATTGAGAATGTGTATCAACGTAGATATTACATGGATAAAGGAAGGTGTAAAACTTCCTTAATGGTTGCGGAAGATAACGGGGAGTCATGGAAAAAGCTTAAGTATGAAGACGTGCCAGGCAAAACTAAAGACATCGGAATCAATGTAATGTGTGCAGATGCTTTCTTAGTAGATTATGAACCTACAAGTGGATATGTCCCACAGAATCCTACTTTCAAACCTGTTGTGTATAAATACGCTGACTATTTCAATGAGAACAACCGACATCAATGGTTAATGACAAAGCACAGAAATCCTATTATGAATTTTCCTAATACTGGAAACGTAAAAGGGACTAATGGATCTTTAGGCCACATGTTAGATCAAAGAGGAACAGCGGACGGCGTATTCCCTCCAACTCCTACTTATGTACAACCTAAAGAGGTAGCCGTATCTATTCAAGATTTAGAACGATCTAAAATAGAGCTCCATGAGTTAATGAGTGATAGCGGTGTTCAAGTATCTGTTTCCAATTCAGCACAAAGCGGAACATCTAAACAGTACGACTATAAAGCTACAGCCGATGCACTGAGGCGTACAGTTCAGCTTTTAAAAGAGATGGATAAATGGGTGTTTGAGATGTTTAAACTCTTTAACAATAAGAACTATGACTACGAACGTCTATACCCTGCCAATTTCTACATTCAAGAAGAGGTAACAATTGATGAGGCTATTGATTTTGCAACTAAGCTTGAAGATAGAGAAAAGTATCAATCTGCTGAGTTAGTTTTACAATCTGTGATAATAGAGAAATTTGGCGGTAAACTTGGTGATAAGAATCTTGATCTTATCAATGAGGAATTTAAAACAGTATCAAGAGATGACGATAAAAGCGATTTAGGCAACCCTAAAGAGCCTAATGAATGACTCTCAAGCAAATAGATAAAGAGCTTGCAAAAGCCCTCTCTAAGATCGGTATTACTCTTACTCAAGAGATGTATAACCTGTATCTTAAAACGGGGCTTATCGACTTTAACAGGCAAGATTACCTAAGGCTGGTCACAGAATCAACAGTTGAAGGTATGATTTCCTCTACTGAGCTAGGTCTTACGGGATCTGGTTTAGTCCTAGTTGGTCATGAAGTAGTATCTGATTATTACCTATGGACCAATTACAAAGCAGGAACTCTTGCACAAAGACTAAAAGACTCTTCTTATGATGCTCAGAAGATCATGGAGAAGACAGTTAAACAGCATATCAAGAATAAGACTTCATGGAACCGACTGTCTAAGGCGTTGCAAAAGGGTAATGTTTCAGTTGCAGATCTTCCAAAGCACCTTACAGAATTAAACAAACTAGCTACTGATATTATAGGCAATCCACTAGCAACCAAAGCTCAACAGAATAAGCTTAAATCACTACTGAAGAAGTCTAAAAAAGAAGTGGAGAAACTGGCAAAAGGTGGAGCTCCTACGGTCCAGCTTAAAAACGCCTACAAAAAAGTAATCAAAGCTGTTGAAAAGGGGAATGTTGCAGGGCTTAAGAATCATATGGATTATGCAATGCAAAAGAAAGCTTTGTATAATAATCAGAGGATTGCAAGGACTGAATTGGCAAGAGCAGATTCTCAGGCGTTTGAGAGATCGCTAAAAGAGAATCCACACATTGAAATGGTTAAGATAATTCTTTCAGACCGTCATAATATTATAGACGAATGTGATTTTATTACTCAGGCCGATTTGTACGGAAGAGGAAAAGGTGTTTACCCTAAAGATAGATACCCTGTTAAACCATTTCATCCGAATTGCGCCTGTGATCAAGTTATGGTTACTGTAAAGTTAAACGGTGCAAGGTTTTCCAATGAACGAGCAGAAGAGTATTTTTCTAAGCTTCCAAAACGCAAGCGTAAAGCAATGTTACAAGGTGGATTTATTAAGGATTGGAAGAAGGACTTAAAAGGCTATGATGGTGAATTAAATAAACCTCCTAAGCCATTGCCTAAGAGGTTAGTGAAGATTAAAGGCTCATTATGGTTGTAAGAATCATGTAGCTTATTCTTTGAATACTTAACCTCTGAGGCTAGTTCTTCAATCTCTCCCTGTAAATCTTGCCTCTTCTTCGCCGCTTTAACCTGAGCGTTCTCCATATCCTTAATGGTATTTCTCAGATCTTCATTCTCTTGGCGAACTTTGATTAATTGATTATTTAATGATATTGTTTTTGTCATTTATTCTCCTTAATTTCAATCCCGTTCCAACTATTTAAATACTCTTCTTTACACGGTCCATTATTTTCTCTAAGCCCTCTTTCTGATCAAATGCTTCACCAAGATCCCTTCTATCACAACCCACTTCTCTTTTCTAGCAACAGCAGCATCAGCATCAGCATCAGCAGCATCATCAGCATCAGCAGCATAAGCAGCAGCAGTAGCATAAGCAGCAGCATAAGCAGCAGCATAAGCAGCAGCAGTAGCAGCAGCATAAGCAGCAGCATAAGCATCAGCAGCAGCAGCATAAGCAGCAGCAGCAGCAGCAGCAGCATAAGCAGCCTGCCTTCTTGCTCGCAACTCGTCAAGAGTTATCACACCTTCTTTATATAGTCTAATGCCCTCAACTGCACGTCTTGGAGCATTATTTTTAGGGTATCTCTTTTCATAAATCGAAAGAGTTGTTTCTGCTATGTCAGCAAGAATTAAGCAATAATCTTTATACTCCTGTGTTCTTAATGCCCACATTGCATCTTTAATGCCGTTTGATTTTAATATTTCAAGAATCGAAACCTCTTTAGAAAGCTCTTCCTCTGTAAGGCTTGCCGACATTTTTAATAGGCTGTTTCCGTCAAGAGTTCTATTTAATACGCTCTCAGCACACTTTTTAAAACCATCTGAGCAAGCCCTGTATTCTACTAATTTTTTTAATGTTGTTTTCATAATACTCTCTTTTCTTTAATGTTATTTCATATTCTTAGGTCTAATTCTTGCCTCTATTTAATCCCCGTCTGTTGCTTCCTATAATCTCTCATCAACTCTGCGAATGCCGCTGTCCTACACAATTCAATCAAGCACCTCACAAAGTCCACTCTTCCACCCTTCCCGCTAAAATTCAAAAGGGTTAACGTTTTCTCCATTTCAAGCCACTCTTTAGGAAATAGATTTACTCCCCATGTTTTACGATCTTTCATAATTCTCCTATGTTAACACGATCTAACATAATATACCACAAAAACATTACCTATGCAAATAATATTATTATAATAGTACAGCATTAGGCTAACAGGAGTACGAGACTCCGCAACAAAAGAGGTATTGATGAAGCTAGACTCAGAACAAAAGAAGAAACTTTACGGTTTTATGGAGAAGGATGAGGACTTAAAAAACCTTGTTGAACCTTTGAAAGAAGACTTAGTTACTACTGGAAGAATGGAATCAGACTTAACAGAAGCTCAAGAAAAGCTTAGACAGTTTGACGGAATTGATTTAGCAGATCTAAAAAGTAAAGCAAAATTTGTTGATGAGAATGGTGGCACGAAGGGACTACTCGACAATAAAGCAAGCGCCGAGGGTTACGCAGAAGATAAAGAACGTATTGCAAGAGAAAATGCAGAAGTTAAGAAGAACTTAGAAGACGAGATAGAAAAAAACAGGCTTAACGACGTGGCTATGTCTAATCTAAAGCTTACAAACTCTACACTTTCAACTTTTCAAGACAACTTTAATCTTCATGAAATGCTGCTGAAGAATTGTATTGATTCAGGAGAGGTCTACACTGGAGAAGATGGAACACCTTACGTTAAAATTGGTGATTCTGTTAAACCTCTAAATGGTGGAGGCATCGACATGTTAAAGGAAAGATACAAATCTGGTGTTAAAATGCCTCATGGAAGCGGAGAGAAATTAAACGCTCCAAATGACAAAAACAATAGTAGAAACAATGACAGCCCAATGCTTACGGATTTAGACAAGCAAAAGGCCGCAATCGAAAAAGAATTTAACTAAATAGTAAGGAGTCGTTATTATGGCGATGAAACACTTATTTGTAGAACAAGCAATAAAGGTTGCTACGGAAGGTCAAGCGGCTCTTGTAGACTTCTTGACAGAAGACAATCCTATTATTGAAAACCTTCCAATGGAGGGTGCAAACAAGGGAATGCAGGATGTTTACGAAGTGCTTAATCAGGCTGACGAAATACCTCTTACCGAATTAGACGCGCCGCTTACCGCTTTGGATGCCGCTACAAAAGTAGAGCAAACAAATCTAAAGCAATGGGCTGGTAAGATTATTGCAGGAGAAGACAAGATTAAAGATCTTGGATTTGGCAAGAACTTTGCAGGATACTTTGCTGACAAATCACCTAAGATTTTTAGAACAACAGGTAATAGTTTATCTAGAACTATCTATTATAACTCTTTGAGAGCTTATGCAATTGCTAACTACACTGCAGATAATACGAGAGTAATTAATGCAGGTGGATCAACTGCTGATAGTCAGTTTTCTATTACTGCGGTGAAATGGACTCCTGGCGAAATAACAGGTCTCTACAATAAAGAGGGCTGGGGCGATGGTAAGATTTTTGACATTGCAGATATTAATGGCGGTAATTTGTACGAAGACCCCACAACTAAGGTATTAGTGTATGGTAAGAGAATGAAACTCAATATGGGTATGAAACTTGCTAATCCTCGCTATGTTGCATCTATTGTTAATATACAAAACAATGCCGACCTTACTTCTGCTGGTATCAGCTTAGATGACAAACTATCTGATTTAATCGTAAGAGCGCGAAATGCAAATGCTATTTACATGCATCCGTCTTTACTTCAAAAGCTTGGGACTGCATTTAAAAGCGATAAATTGCGCTTTGTAAACAACGACAATGACATCAATAACATTATTGCTTTTTGGGATGGTGTAAGAATCATTTCAGATTTTAACCTAGATTACGGCACAGAAGCCGTCGTTACTCTATAAGGGGGGATATAATGGGAATATATAATACAAATTTATCTGAGCGACTTGGGTCTTATCAAGACCGAATATTCGACGCTGCGGCATTGCCAAACGCGTCGAATATGGAATCTTTAGTGTTTCGATTTGCAAAGACTCAAGGACAAGTAGAGCTTGCGTTCTTTGCAAATACTGAAATAGTGGTCGCTGATGGCGAAACTATGACAATAGAGCTGTTTTGGGATGATTCAGAAACTGGATCTTTTACAAACTCAAGAGTAATTTATGCGGCGGCTCCATCTGGTGCGGCTTTGACTATTCCAATTACAACAGAGTTTGCACTCGAAACACCTGAGACCGACACGGAGCATTGGGCAAAAGTAAAGGTTACAACTTCTGCTGACCAGTCCACTCAGAAGCTGGACGGCAAACTATTCCGCACGGCGGTATAGGCATGAGTAAACAAAACGAGTTGCTACTGGGGGGTAATGCCCCCGCTCGTTTTTATGTTCCCGAAGGACTCCAAAAAAGATTTGCAGAAGTTCGGAACAAAAAGGCGAACAAAGCTAGTTCTAGTGTTGAAGCTAAAAGTGAGAAAAAAGGTAAATAATGGCTTATATAAATACTGATTGGTTGAAGATTAATAAAGAGGTAATTGCTATTATGTCAAAATATAGCGGGGTGGGTGAAGATCTGTCTTCTATTATGGCAATGGTGGACCGTGAAATCAAAATCAGAGTTATAAATATACAAGGCGCAAACCTTACTGTAGATGATATAACTGTTGATGATGATGACTATGTGACTTCGTTAACTCTACAATCATTCGGAATTTATTGGTCGATTTATCTTATATATCTGGGGTGGACAGGCTCAGGCTATGGAAACCCTAACGATATATATGGTCAAGAAGCTGAAAAATATGAGAGGTTAGCAGAAAAAGCGGCGTTGCAAATTACAGAGAGTAGCATTGTTGAGGGTGATGGTGAGGAAATCATTGCAGACGATAACCCTGTTTTGTGGCAAACAATGTAATGACTGTTACTGTAAAGGGGCTTGCTCGATGGATTAGGAATCTTGGGAAAGTCCAGCAGTTAACCGACGATGGAGTCCGCGATATACTTGGTACCCTTGGAGAGAAAACGCAGATTGAGGCTAAAAGGGTTCACAGATACACTTCAAGATCTGGAATGCTTTCAAGATCTGTAAAAAGAAAATATAGTTTTAAAAAGAGTAATTATACTCATAAGTTAAGAGTCTTTTTAGATGCAAGACTTACTACGGTGAAAGGCGGCAAAAGCTATGGGGAGTTTGTACATAATGGGACAAGGCCTCACGTGATCAGAGCAAAGAATAAAAAAGCGCTACACTGGGGAACAAGTTTCGCAAAAAAAGTCAACCATCCAGGCACGAAGCCAGACCCTTTTTTAACTAATGCCTTTAACAGCAATCTTCCAGAAGCTCAAAAAGCTCTAAGGAGATTACCCAAAGTAATAGGAGGGAAGATAACATGAGCGATAGCTTGCCAATAAATTCAGAGCCGTTTAAATCACCATATAAAACAAAAGAGGGCTGGCCAGTTTCAAAGGTGGAGGAACAGCTATTACATGTGTGTTCCAACCTCAAAGGTGGCGACGTAAACAGTGGAGAGCTCTACGTCAAAGGTGATTATGATAACCCTAGAAATGGGGATGTTAAGATTACCGAGGGCGGCATAGAGACAGTTGTAGATGGAGTTAGTACACCTAAGGTTGAGTATGAGCAGTTGAAAAAATATAATTCCTCAATAATACCCAACTTTACTATATGGGGGGACTCTATATCTGTGCTAACCTTCCCGGCTAGTATTTGCAACGTACAGAATAGAGAAGAATACAGATGGGCTTCAGAGTTAGCGTCTGAGTTTTACAAAAGGCAGGGCTTTTTCTCTCAATTTGGATATGAGATGGAGCCAGAAGTGGAGGGGAATTGGGAGCTTTTAGAGGAAGGGCTAAACCTAAGGACTTGGCACTCTACATCTGCAACCGCTCAAGGGAATTTCTTTCCCGATCTCGCTTTTGCTGCAATGCCCCTTAAAACTAACTGTGAAATTATCTATTCCAAAAGAGCTGGGGGGGGGAGTTTTGAGGTTAAAGACTCTGAAGGGTCTGTTATTTTAGCGGCTGTTAGCTGTGACGGGGCAACAGAGGATGGAATAAAAACCGCTACCTTCGCCGTAGAAGAGGGAGACGTGCCATATATCGAAACTACCGACGATTGCTATATCTCAGGATGGAGCGGGACTGTAGACGGGAGAGAAGCGGGTGCGACATTTACCATATATGCCGCAGGAGGCAGGAAGCTTACTGATTTTACAGATGATGAAATAGAATTTCATGTAGACTACGCGCCAACGGACCTGCTGGTTATGGCTTTAGGGGCTAATGATTATGGTACGTCTGTGCCCGTAGCTGAGTATATGACAAAATTAACCAAACTTGTCGAATACAGCAAACAGGCTAACCCTTATATAGATATCGTTTTTGTGTTAATGAACCGAAATAGTAGTGCAGAATCTGGTGCAATGAAAGAGATGTTTAGCTCTTATAAATCTTCTCTAGTGGATTACTCTAAACAAAACAACATATTGTTAATAGACATTGATCATCAATGGGGTGGTTTTACTGTTGCAAATGCTAGAGGGCTAATAGTTGATGACGTACACCCAACAAACCCAGAAGGGTACAGAGTTCTTTCTAGAAGTATTGTAGACCCTATACTAAACATGTATTACACGGAAACAAACCCATCTATTGGGAAAGATGACAGAATGTCATTTATAAACAACACAGAAGAGATCTTCGATAGTAAAACCACTAGACATAAAGGGTTACAAACGGAGTTTATTAATCAGAATGGTTTCACTCAAGGCTTGGCAAACCTTCAGCCAATACAGTCTGGCCCCGTTGGTAGGCTTCCTAAAACTGCCGACATCGGGGAAGAGTTTTTCACGACGGACGAAAATTCCAAGTATGTTTGCGAAGGGGAAAGCGCTGGTGATGCTGTGTGGAGGAAGTCAGGAACCTCGGTAGTGTTTACATCTTCAGAAGATTTTGGGACAATTGCGGCAAATGGTGCCGTGCAAATTGCGGTTCCAATTCCAGCAGAGTTTAAATCGAAGTATTTGCCTTTAGCAATCAGTAATTATCAATGGGTGGTAAGTGTTACTAATTTTGGATCTATGAGTGATGTTTTTCTGTCGCAGCCTAATTTGTCTAGTAATGACAATGTATATGTAAGGGCATACAACCCGACAGCAGGAAGTAAGGTTGTAGGTTCTCTCACTGTGCACTTGAGAGTGTTCTTATAGCAATAAAACGAATACTATTAATAGGTGGTGGGCGCTCGAAGTGAAACAAAATAAACAAGAAATATACAGGAAATTACCATGTCATTAAAAACAATATATCAAGCAATGTATACAGTAGGTCTTGCAATGCAAACAACCCACACAAAACCCTATCTCTTTGATTGGCGCGCTTCTTATGATCGTAACCTAAGAGAGATAGCAATTTCAAACGAACCTGTTTTCTTTATCTCTTTTTATGATGATGGAGACGAAGAGAATTTAGACTCTGAAGAGGGGGGCGGTGGTGCTCAAAATAGTGAGTTTGATGACAAGATTACAATGACTGTTTATAGCAGGACTCCTTTAGATTTTCCTAATGGCAACCCTGTAGATAATCCTATCCTCAATTCAGAGACTCCTTACAACTCTGAAGCAATAGCATACGATGGACTACAGGACATTAAACAGGCTTTTGATATAAATGGCACTGAGGGCAATATTATTTGTAATGCTGGAGTTTATGACCTGCAATATAAAACCTCTCAAAAAGTGCCAATAGATACAGAAAACAACTATAACACAATAGAGATGAAAACAATATTCGAGCTTAAATATAGAACTCCAAGGAGAAGAGTATGAGTGAATACAAAGACATGATAGTTCCGCCTAGAACAACCATGATTATAAATGGTAAACTTCGAGGTGCTGGATTTAAGTATAAGATTAGAGTAAATAAACCAAAACAAATAGAACCTACAAAGGGGGTGCAAGATGTCAACCTATAACTCAGGTCAAAAATTATTGTATTTCAAGCCAGAATCACCAGCGGGAACAAGAAACGCCCCTGTTGACGCTGATCACAATGTCCGTTTATTTGATGTTGGCGACGCTTCTTATGATGTACCCTCTGAGCCTATCGGAAAATTGGCTGACGGTACGTTTAGGGACGGCCCAGCTTTGTCTATGGAGAGAAAGATAGGTTTGCCAGATTGCAAGTGTGAATTTTTATGGTCTGGAGATGTTACGGTCGAACCTGTGTTTTTTAAGCTAATGAAATCATGTGGATATACTGTAGAGTTAAATGGCTCTAACCCTGAATTGATTTGGAGAGGCGTTACAGATTGTCAAGCACTTTCAGCAGACCTTAATATGTATACGTGTGGGGCTACCCCTACAGCAATATCAGATCAAGCGCGTGGAGTTGTTGGGAATGCTGAAATTGGAGCAGATGGGCCACAAGCACCTGTAGTTGTTGCTTTTACTGGTTGGATGGGCGCTTATTTAGGCCAAGTAGATGTAGTAGCGGGTGCAATTCCTCCTTTAGTTGGTCATGATACAGCCGCAGTGGAGCAAATGGGTAAGTATGCTGGAGAAATTGGAGGCATTCCTTATGCTATTCAGGCTTGGAAATTCAACGTAAACAACGAGATCAACCCTGAAGGTGGTAACAATGCGGAGGGCGTTGTAAGGCTCAAGATTACAAATCAAGGCGCTAGACTTACTGTAACTGTTACAAGGCTAGCCAAGGCGACAGACGATCCAGTACAGGACATATTTGACAATGTTGTTTCATCTGGGGTTACTTTTGTAGGTGGTACTGGTGCACATTATGATATGACCTTTTTAGCCGCTGACTCTGTAGAAGTGCAACCAAGTGATTCAAACGGAACGGGATCATTCGATATAACTTATAACGTGAGCAAAGCAACATTCGCTCAGAAAGCGTAGAACAAAATGGAAGACGGCAAAACTATCAAAATTTTAGACATTATGAAGAACAAAAAGTACAGGATCTTTACAAAGATTGTGCCTGTTGATGTTACTCCTACAGAATGGTTCAAGGCTCACAAAATACCAACTAAACACAGATTTTCTTTCACAATTACCCCTATGGATAGCGACACGCTGGACATGATGAGGACTTATAAAGAGCAGTCTGATTATGAAGTTAGTCTTAATAGGGCAATGGCTAAGCTGGGATTAGGCGTTTTAGATGTGTGGAAGTTTAAAGACATGGAAGAGTTTAGAAAGTCTACTCCAGAAGAACAGGAGCAGAAGCTAGATGACGAAGTGTTTACACGTCTTGGTAATCAACAAGAGGAAGACTTAGGTGCAAAAGTTAAATCTAAAAAAATGTTTAGTGACGGTAAGAACAATGTTATAAAAACTTGCACTAAATATGTTTTTATAGGTGATGATAAAATGAAGTTTACAGAGTCGGAGTTTGAAGGATTAGACCAAGATCTTAAGGACTTCCTCTATAATTCAATACTTGATGAGTCACACCTAAATAAAGAAGATGAATTAGCTTTAAGATAGAGGCTTTTATTCGGGCTGGCGCTCTTGGTGGATTGCCGTCTACTAATGAGCACTGGTCCGATCCTATGTCGGGATATGCAGAACCATCGCATATTAGAAGCCCAGATGGTAAAAAGATTTTAAGACCTATGTTTTGGGTTGGCTGTGGTGATATGATGCATGAGATCTATAGGGATTACCACCTGTTAAGATTAGATCACATTAGCGCATGGTTGAAAAGTTTTGACTATGGTGTAAAAGAGCCTTATGGAACGGTTCACCCCTGCTACATAGAAGCTCAAAAGATATTTACAAATTACTTGGAAGGGGCTTCATATTGGCTACAAAAGAAACTATCCAAACAATCTACGAAGTAGTAACCAAAGGCACTAAGAAACTCAAAGGCCTAATCAAGGCTAATCAAGAATATTCAAAAAGTGCTCAAGCCGCGAACAAGGCTTCCGCATTAGGCGCCAAAGCTTTTGGGAAGCTAAAGAGTGCCGCTGTAGCGTATTTGTCTGTACAGGTCGCTAAAAAGATATTAAAGCAAGCGGCGGCCCTTGGAGAGCTTGGAGCAAAGGCTCAATTTGTAGACAAGAGCTTTCAAAAATTTGCGGCGAATGCAGGTAAAAACTCTGCTGAGATGATGAACTCATTAAGAAGTGCCACTCAAGGTATGATATCAGATTTACAATTACAGCAACTTGCAATGCAAGGCATGGTTTCTGGTGTTCCGTTTGAAAAAATGGTTGTTGCAATGGAGTTCGTTTCTAAGCAAGCAACGGCAACGGGTGCAGATGTAGCACAAAAAATGCAAACTGTTATGACCGGTTTAGCTCGAGGGTCTGCACAATTTCTTGATGATGTTGGTATACAGGTGATGGGGTCTAAGGACGTTATTAATGATGCTGTTGACCAAATGAAAGAGAAGATGGATATCTTTATCGAGTCAACTGGAACATCTGCTGGAAACTTGGCAAAAACAAAGGTTGAGATAGAGAATATAAAAACAGTAATAGGGCAAGACCTAATACCGCTTACTGAAGGATGGCAAGAAACATTGCTTTTTGGACTTAAGGCAATACAAACAGCCATGATTGCTTTTGGCGTTACTGGCATGGCAGAACAAAAAAGACAGGCAGAGCTTGCAAAGCTAATGAAGCAAGAAGCAATGATGCGCAAGATCATGAAGACGAATACTCAGCTGTTAGAAAAAGGGTTCGACATAAGAAAGAAGACAACAGCCGCCGCTAAGTTAAATGTAGAACTGCAACAAGTTACTGCCAAATTATTAGAAGCATCTGCAAAAGGTGGAGACAAAGAGGAAAGTCTTAGAAAAAGAGCACTCCTGCTAAAAAAGAAAGAGAGTGCTATAATAAAAGAATTAAATGTCGCTACAAACAACCAAGGAACAAAACTGGCTGATTGGTTAATGGTTTCTAGACTAATAACAAAAGAGCTAGAAAAGCGAAAGAAAATAGATTTCTCTAAAAAGACAGATGGCGATGACAGCGAAGCAAAGAAAAGGATTAAAGAAGCTGAGTGGATGCAGGCAACTCTTATTAAAATGAGAGCAAAAGGAGACGCTGAAGAAAAGGCCGCCGATGAGCAATTGTTATTGGACAAGATAGCAATTGATCAAAAAGAGCTAGATAGCAAAGCTTGGTTAAGAATGGTAATAGCACAATGGAAAGCAGAGGATGCCGCTAAAGAGAAAGCAGATAAAGAAGCAGAACTTGCCAAAGCCAAGAAAGATGCCGCCACCGCCGCCCAAATAATGGTAGCCAGTATTAATAAAATATCTAATGCAAGAATGGCACGAAGAAACTTAGAAACAAGAGACGAAATAAAAAGGATCAATGATTCTACAATGAGTCAAAAGAAAAAACAGAAAGAGATCGCAAAGCTCGAAGAGAAAACCAGAGCAGAAAATAAGAAAACTGCCAATGTAGCATGGGCGGCTACTTCTGCTTTAGCCTTTGCAAATGCGGCGGCATCTGTTGTTGACATGATAAAATCATTTCCTTCTATAACTCCAGCGGGTAAACTTGCGGCGGGTGCTGTAATTGGTGCCACTGCTTTTGGTTTAGCGGCTCAAGTTGGAGCATCTAAACCTAAGTTCTATAATGGTGGTGAAATAGCTTCAAACGGTAGAAGCGACGACTCTCAAGAGGTTAGAGTTAGAAGTAACGAAAGAATATTAACACCTGCTCAAAATCGTGAGTGGAAAGTAATGCAGAATAAAACTGATAATAGACAGACTACTACTCATGTAACTAATACATTTCATATCAACGGTGGGAACCTTGACGAAGTAAGGGCTACTATAGTATCAGCACTTCCTAAAGCTATTGAAACAGTCGGAAGAACGGGTGCTGTTGATTGGCAAAAGGCGGGAGTTGCAACAGTATGAGACTTCCATTAGTATCTTACACAACAATAATAGATATGGCCCTTGTAGTTATTCCGATAACTAATAAGACCGTACATATCCAGGATCAATTAACGGCAAATGATGCTTATACGTGTGATCTTAATTTCTCTATTCCAACTTCAGAAGCAACAGCTTTTGCAACATTGATAGAGTCAACTAATAGAGGTGTTGCTATTTCGCTTGCTACATTATTAGGTGGTGCTTATCCTAATTTTCACCCATTCGGGCCGCATGTTGATTTAACTGGTGGTGACAATGTTAAGATTATTGATTATGAAGACCAAGGCAAAGCTGATTATTTAGGTACATACTGGAATTTTAAATTAACAATAGTCCCCGCTGAAACCTTAGTATTATATACTGCAACAACTGATTGTGGAGCGGGTGGATTTAGATTCGGAACATTAACAAATAGATA